CCGCGGCTGCTGCCACGTCGCCCGTGGAAAAAAAAAAAAAAAAAAAAAAAAAAAATGATGGGGACTCCGTCCCCAGACCCCTCTTTTTTTATTTAGCAAAACACTTTTCAAAAAATAATGTTTTTTGCGTGTTCATTATTTCATGTCGCGAAACAGAAATTTCACGTTTACTTTAAACAACTGGACCGGAGATGAAAAAGAGTGGCTTTTGTCATTCATAGAGTTTAAGTACATCATGCTTGCACAAGAAGTGGGTGAAAATCTTACCCCACATCTACAAGGGTATTTAAGTTTGAAGAATCCGAAGTCGATCAAAGTACTTCAAACACTCATTCAAGAGAATAATGGACCACGAATGGCCATATTCGTTGCGAATGGAACTTTTGAACAGAATTTGGCCTATATTCAAGGGCCTTATTCAAAAGAAGGAAAGTCCAAACCAGTTAACCTTACCTTTGAAGAACGAGGAACTCGCCCAGCTCAAGGTAATCGAACTGATATTCACGAAGCAGTAGATTTCCTCCGTGAAGGGGGAACTATCGCTGATATGGTTCGAAATAACATTCATGTCGAACAGGTTGTCAAATACCACCGGGGTTTACAGCTAGTAGCGACCCTGTGTATGAAACCGAGGAATTTCAAAACAGAAGTTTTCTGGGTTCACGGACCGACCGGGACTGGAAAATCCCGTTGGGTGTGGGAAGAAGTTGGAGAGATGGGATACTCCAAACCCGGGGGGAACAAGTGGTGGTGCGGATATCATGGCCAAACGGATGTTATACTCGACGATTTCAGGCCATCGAAGGAGATGCCGTTCGAATACTTGTTGAATCTGATAGACAGATTTCCAATGCAAGTAGAGACGAAAGGTGGAATGGTCCAAATGATTGCCAAGAGGATTTACATCACGACCCCATTGGGACCCATCGAGACTTTCAAGCATTGGGAGTTCCTGAAGGACGAAGAGCTGAATCAGCTATTGAGGAGGATAGACCACATCATCCAATTTCCACAAATGGCTGCGACCATGAAATGGGCCAAAGCAGATGCATCTATTGTGGAGACGCCGAATGTTGTATGTTAGATTCTATGCTAGCTAAGTTAGGTGACGTCAGTGATGACGATTGGGCTAAGGCTATGAATGGGGTGTTGGATGAAGATTTTAATTAATTAAAATGCTATCTAAGTGAACGAAGTAAAGCCTTCCGCGGCCTCTGTCTCAACATTAATTTCTTGCTGACCGCTAAAAGCTGCGGCTTGAGGCAATAAATTGACATTGTAAGTTTGATAGCCTTTACTCACGAACGAAGCGCGGTACGAATGTTTTACAATACCAGTAATAACACACGTTGATTGACCAACATTGACATCCGCGTCTGCAGGATCACATACCAGACCTAAACCTCTGGTAAAAATCATGCAATACTGAGTCTTAGGATTCTGCGTAGCGCCGACGCCAGTACTGATTTCAGTGTTAATCTGTTTCCCAGTCATCCTAAAAGCTGGGAACTTAATAGTGTGATACACAGTCTGACCAGGCTCCAGTATATATCGCTTGTTACCAATCTTCTGATAATAGATCCGAAAGCTGTTATCTGCACGACCACCTTGACCGGGACGACAATTAATAGAAGAGCGAGACTCGGGAGTAATTTCGATCGGTGCTTGAACATTCCGAATAGTTCCATCATTCGCCAGATCTGTGTCCCATCGTGTAAGAGGATCTAAATTCTGATACCTCTTAGATTTGACTTGAAGCATGTCAATCTGCATAGTATGGCTACAAGTGTTAGTAATGGAGTAAGTCATACTACCTCCCAGGTACATAAACACCCAATCCACTTGAGCGCTGGTTGCCAAAAATGTAACATTGCTCATATTTTGAGCATCCAAAGATTTGGCATACCAATTTTGAAGTTCACCTTGAGAGAAAAATCCCTGTTGGTCATAACCTTGTAAACCAACTAGACTCGAAAGAGAACCAGCTGTAAAACCATAAGCTTCCTTTCTCTCACGAAGAACTGGAAAAAGGGTGTCCACAAGCTGCTTATAAGGCAAAACATTCATTGTTTTACCCCCACGTCCAGCCATTCCAAACTGAACATCTTGAGAGCTGCTCCGACGACCTCGTAATTCAGACATACGAGTAGCATACTTCATCGACCCCCGAGGTTTCGGAGGAGGGACAATACCACGTTTAGCATTAGCTGCCTGAACTCGCTTGCGATGAATCCGATCAAGATACTTAGTCTCTGGACTAACTCCCATACGGCTGGAAAAATATCGAGCCGATTGACGGTCGGAAGAAGAGTATGAAGAACGAGGTTTAACACGTTCCATATGAGATATAGGACCCCATTTGGTTGATCCGTATCCGCCATTTCCTCTAAGTCCTCCTGAGGTTGTTCTGCGTCTACGTCCATATTTTGGCATAACTCAAAAATGTTTGTAATTTGTGAGTTGGTGTGTCACCTGCACAGAAGTGAGGTGCACAGAAGTTGCCAGGGTAATATAGGGGAACCTCTGTGCAACTACCGCTGTTGCGTTGTTGCGGGTTCCCGCCCTGGCAACTTTGACTAGCCCTACTCGGGGGCGTCCTACCGCTACTCGGGGGCGTCCTACCACTACGGAGTCGCGCTGCTGCGCTCCAATCGGGCGGCAAGTCGCGCTGCTGCGCTCCAATACCACGGGGCCCCGCCGCGGCTGCTGCCACGTCGCCCGTGGAAAAAAAAAAAAAAAAAAAAAAAAAAAA